ACGCTATTGGGGAGCCCGTCCATCGGTTCACTCCTCACTTGCTGCACTCATGCGCGACCAGAGGCCGGTCATCGAGGCTGAGATGGAGGTCAAACGGGCCACGGACGGAGCCGCACACGCAGCCGCTCGCAACAAGCTAGCCGTGGCTAGATCGGAGGCAAAGCAGGCCGCCAGCGGAGAGTGGCGGCTGGGTGCGTTCTGCCTTGAGAAGGCGGAGAGCGCGTCAGTGCAGAGTCTCGCGGTGGAGTTCGTGAAGAACTACGGTCCTCTCATCCTCGACTTCGGCGCGTGGTGCCACGACAGTGCATACGGCGCGTTTGTCAGCCGACACTGGGCAACTGCCTCTGACCTGAGTTCCCCGCTTCTGTTCCTCGGATCTGAGCGCTTCCTCTGGCCTCCAAGCTGGCGGAAGTGGGCCACCGTAGTCTACACGACCCTCGGGCGCCAGGTCGTCCCCCCGAAGACTGTTCCGCCTCCCGTGGGGTTCTATGTATGGGCCGCCTACATGCTCACAGCTCTGACGGACCACCCAGAGTGGCCGGGGTGTCAGCTCTTCCTGGCGAACCGGCTTGCCTCCCTGCGCCTGGTTCCCATGACATGGTTTCCCGAACTCGCCGAATACACCAAGCCACATCAGGGCCGGCGGGTATCGGCGCGGCTCTACGGCGAGCTGCTGGACTACCTTGCCCTCGCCGCGGCCCGCCAGCGTGGACCGATCATTGCGCAGAGTGTGATCCTGTGCGAGAACTGCGGGAACGCATTCACCACGGAAGATGGCCGCCGGAGATACTGCGACTCGTGCAGCAGCCCTCAAGTTCGTGATGCTGCCCGCGCCCAACGGTATCGAGACCGTCGCCGCAGTCAGCTCGCGTGATGGGCGGTCACGGAACTGCCCACCGCGGCCCGCGCTGCACCCATAGCCGTTGAACACCCGCCCTAGCCGTGGTATAATCCCGGTGTAGGCGAAGACAACGAAGGCCCCTGGCCCTGTGGGTTTGGGGTGAAGAGCCGACGGTCGACAGCCGGCGTCTGAGTCGAGATAGAGGGTCGCTCCCTCGAGTCTGGACCCAGGGGCCGGTTTGTCTTTGGCCGGGGGAGAGGGATGGACCACTCGTCCGGACGCGCAACGATCAGCATGGTCTCGCCCGCCGATAGGCGGCAAGAGGGGCGGTTTTCGGCCCGTGAGCGCCCCTTCCTGCGATCGCCCAAGCAGGCCTGTCGGAACGCGTGCCGGTGCGGCGTCAGCGCCGCATTGGGCGACGACCCTTCTCGTGCGCAGAAGCCCGTCGAAAGCAGACCAGGGGTGAGCGCGGATGACTGAGCAGACGCAGGAAGCAGGCGCGGGCAACACGTCCAGCAGCACGGCCTGCGCGGCCTTGACTGCAAGCGGCCAGCGGTGTCGGGCGCTGCCGCTGTCGGGCCAGCCGTTTTGCCTGTTCCACAGCCAGCAGGCAGAGGCAAAACGGATCATGGCGGACGCCAGACGCGCTGGCGGACTAGCGCGCCTGGCCTCCCTCAAGCCCACTGGCCTGGTGGTACGAGTGGGCACGCCGCAGGAGTGCAAGGAAACGGCCCGCCAGGCCCTCCAGCTGATGCTCGACGGCAAGCTGGACCGGCCCCGCTGTGACTCCACCGTGAACGGCTGTGCGAAGCTGCTGGAGACCTTCGCCCTGGGCGAGTTACAGGCGCAGATCGAAGCGATCAAGGCCGACCTGAAGGCGGTGAAGGACGATGGCAATACGAACGCGGGCTAGGGTGAAGGTCGAAGAGGACATCGCCGCCCTCACGAAAGAGGTGAGCGAGCTGAGGCGCAAGCGGGGGGCTGGCCATCCTGACGCCGAGACACTAATCGACTTCATGGTTTCGGCAGTCGGCTATGAACACGCGGAGGAGGTGTACGACGCCGCGGTTGCCCGAGGCTGGGGGGCGATTGCGGAAGCGGTTGGAGCGCTCGTGGTTGCGCCCGCGGCCCAGGAGCTGCAGGCGGCCGCGGTCGCCGCCTTCGAGGCCTCTGTCCAGGACGATCTCTCGTGCTTCGTGCGCGCCTCGCAGCCGCTCCGGGAGATGCTGTTAGCATTGATGACGGCGCGGGCCGAGAAGTGGCGGCATCGCTCTGAGGCGAGAGACATCTATCCATCCTCCTGGCAGAGCAAGCTTGACCCGGTGGAGCACGTACGCGCCGCCGTGCCCAAGCTGAACCGCTGGGAGTTACTGGTGTGGGCCGGCAAAGCACTGGGCTGCGCCAGGGAGGATGTGTGGCGGTGGCAGCTCTGGCAGATGGGCTGGCGAGCGCACCAGGAGGATGTCCACCGGCGCGGCCAGCCGTCTGAGCCGATGTGGCAGAGCGAACTCGCGGAGCATGTGCTGCCTGAGGAAGAGGCGGTGATCGTGGACAGCTGGCCGGTGCCGCCGGACGACCAATGGCCGGACCGGAACACAAGAGAGTACACGCTTCCCCGGCTGCGCAAGTGGCAGGCGAAGCAGGCCGGAATCGACGGACCCAATGACCAGGAGCGACAGAGATGACATCACAGCAGCCGGTTGCAGTGGGCCCGGAGACCCACATGGAGGGAGGCGTGCCCTCGGGACTGACGGTAGAGACGCGGCCCATCGCCGAACTGAGGCCGCACCCCCGCAACTACCGCCGCCACCCCGAGCACCAGTTGGCGATCCTGCGCGAGAGCCTGCGGCTGCATGGCCTGCAGAAGCCGGTGGTCGTCACACCCGACGGCACCATCCTGGCCGGCCACGGCCTGGTGGAGGCGGCCCGGGCGGAGGGCTGGAGCGAGATCGCGGTGCACGTCTACGACGGTCCTCACCCCGATGCGTTCGTCGTCGCCGACAACTACTCCGCCAGCCTGGCGCTCGACGACGAGCAAGCGCTGGCCGACCTGCTCAAGCGGCTGGAGGCGGATGGGGAACTGAGTGCGAGCGGATACCAGGAGGACGACCTGGAGGAGTTGCTGCTTCGCCTGGATGCCGAGGAGAAGCGTGGCAAGGAAGAGACCTTCGATGCCGAGCAGGCGATGGCGGAGGCCGAGCAGCAGTCCGGCCCCACCCGCATCCAGCCCGGAGAGCTCTGGCAGCTGGGCCGGCACCGGCTGCTGTGCGGCGATGCCATCGACCCCGCGAACTGGGAGCATCTCATGCAGGGACAGGCGGCACAGGCCATCATCACCGACCCGCCCTATGCCATCAACTACCTCGGCGGCCGGGCGGCGCAGGAGGAGCGCATCGGGGCCAAGCGCCGAGGCGCGGAGGGACAGGAGGGCGACGCCTACTGGGACGACCTCACCACGGACGAGTACCGGGTGCTGCTGAATGGCAGTCTGGGCCTTGCCCACCAGCACTCGGATGACAAGGCCCCACTCTACCTCTGGTTCGCCAGCACCCGGCTGCGGGAGGTGCTGGACTGTCTGGCTGAGACCGGCTGGCAGGAGCGCAACCTCCTGGTCTGGGTCAAGAACAACGGGGCCGGCGCGCTCTTCGCCCAGTACAAGCACTGGTATGAGCCCTGCTTCTACGCGTTCAAGCGCGGCCAGGCCCCCCGCTGGCACGGCCCCACCAACGAGCGCACGGTGTGGGAGCACGACAAGCCGGTGGTGAACGACCTCCATCCCACCATGAAGCCACTGGCCCTGATCGAGCGCACCATCCAGAACGCCACCGAACTCGGCCACCTGGTGGTGGACCCCTTCCTCGGATCGGGCACGGCGATCATTGCGGCCGAGCGCACCGGGCGGGCCTGCTACGGCTTCGACCTGGACGCCCGGTACTGTGATGTGATCGTGCAGCGCTGGGAGAGCTTCACTGGACAGCCAGCCGTTCGGATCGAGTGACCTGGAGTTCATCCGGGTGTGGGCGCATGAGGTGGCCGAGTACCAGGCTCGGGGCTGGGCGCTGTGCTATCTGCGGCGGGGCTTCCCCTGCGAGGCCCTGCTGGGACCGGAGTACGCGGACTGCCTGATGGTGCGGGAGGTGAAAGCCCGTGACTGAACAGGGCAAGGAGATGCCGGAGTCGGCGAGACACCCCGGTGGCCGGCCCCGCTTGACCTTCGACCTGCATCTGGTGGAGGACCTGGGCAAGATCCAGAGCACCCACGCCGAGCTGGCGGCGGTGCTGGGCTGCCACCTCGAGACCGTCCGCGACCGCCTGAAGCACGATCCCGAGTTTCTCGCGGCCTACGAAAAGGGCCTGGAGAACGGGAAATCCAGCCTCCGCCGCATCCAGTGGAAGGCGGCCCTGGCCGGCAACACCACCATGCAGATCTGGCTGGGCAAGCAGTACCTGGGCCAGCGCGATGTCCACCACACCGAACTCACCGGAGCCGAAGGGAAGCCGCTGATCCCACCGCCCATGGTGATGCACCTGGACGCGGGCACCCGCACGCTGCTGCGGGAGCTGCGGGGCCGGCTGGCGGTGGAGGAGGGGCCTAGAGCCCTGCCCGCTCCCTCAGAGGCCGAGGAGGTGGGGGAGAGGAAGGAGCCATGAGCACATCTGTCATTACCGGCCCCGAGCAGGACCTGCTGCGACAGGCGATGCTCGATCCGGCCGCCTTCGCCTGGCTGGCGAGCAGAGGACAGTGGCGCCTGGCCCCCCACCTGGACCTGCTGGCGGAGAAGCTGCTGGACGTGGCCCAGGGGAAGCTCCGACGGCTGTTGATCCAGATGCCGCCCCGCCACGGCAAGAGCGAGTTCGCCTCCGGCCACTTCCCCGCCTGGTACCTGGGGACGTTTCCTGATCGCAGAGTCATCCTGGCCAGCTACGAGCACGGCTTCGCCGCCTCCTGGGGAGCGAAGGCGAGGGATCGGTTTGCCGAGTGGGGGCCTCACCTCTGGCGGCTGTGGGTGCGCCGGGATAAGCAGGCGGCCGACGACTGGCAGATCGCAGGCCGGGCGGGGGGCATGGTGTGCGCGGGGGTGGGAGGGCCCATCACGGGCCGAGGAGCGGACCTCCTGGTCATTGACGACCCGGTGAAGTCGGCGGAGGAGGCGGACAGCGAGACCTACCGGGAGCGGGCCTGGAACTGGTACCGGTCCACCGCCTACACCCGGCTGGAGCCGAACGGCACCCTGATCCTCATCATGACCCGCTGGCACGAGGACGACCTGGCGGGCCGAGTGCTGGCGGAGGCGGCCAAGAGCGGAGAGCGCTGGGAGGTGATCAAGCTGCCGGCGCTGGCGGAAGAGGGGGATGTCCTTGGTCGCGCCGAGGGCGATCCGCTCTGGCCGGAGCGCTATCCCGCCCAGGCCTTGGCCGCCATCCGGGCGAGCATCGGCCCCTACTGGTGGGAGGCGCTCTATCAGCAGCGGCCGGCCCCACCGGAAGGGGCGCTGTTCAAGCGAGAGTGGTGGCGCTTCTACGCCCTGCGGGATCTACCCCAAAGCTTCGACCGGGTGATCCAGTCCTGGGACATGGCCTTCAAGGAGACCACGGACAGCGACTACGTGGTGGGGCAGGTGTGGGCAGCCAAGGGGACGCGCATATACCTGCTGGACCAGACCCGAGAGCGGATGGACTTCGCCCGCACGCTGCAGGCGGTGCAGGCGCTCTCCCATCGGTGGCCGGCGGCGACGCTGAAGCTGGTGGAGGACAAGGCCAACGGCCCGGCGGTGATCTCGGCGCTGAAACGCAAGGTGCGGGGCCTGGTGGCCGTGAAGCCCCAGGGCGGCAAGCTCTCCCGCGCCCAGGCCACCCTGCCCCTGGTGGAGGCGGGCAACGTGTGGCTGCCCAGCGCGGAGGAGCAGCCCTGGGTGGAGCAGTTTCTGGCGGAGGCGCGCTCCTTCCCGGTGGGGGCGCACGACGACCAGGTAGATGCCATGAGCCAGGCGCTGCAGCGCTTCCAGAACCTGAAGGACCCGGAGGCACCGGAGTGGGAGCCCGATCCCAACTCTCGGCGCATCAAGGACCTGATGGCGATGGCCGACTGGTGGCGGCGGCAGAACGAGGTGCAGGAGCGCGAGGACTACTACTGAGCGGCGGCGCCAAACCGACCGCCGGGCCGGCCCAGCTCGCGTCTCCGCCGCACTCCGCCCATAACGGCGCGCCACGGTGGCATCAGGGCCGCGCTCGGGAGCGGGGTGGTGGTAGGGCCGCGGCGCTTCCAGCCCCGCCTCACGCGGCCGCCCCGGCCGCATTGGGCCGATAACTGTGCATTATGGGCTCACTATTCCCTGGACTTCCGGGCCGACCCGAGCGACTTATGTCGCCAGGAGGCCCGGCATGGCAACACCCACACGGCTCGGCTTCGAGGAGGCGAGTTCGGCCTTCCTCGACTACCTCAGCTCCTACCGCGGCTACTCGATCCACACGGTGAAGGCCTACGCGCGGGATCTGCGAGAGCTTCGCGGATTCCTGGAGCGACGGCATCGGTCAGTCAAGCGGCCCGATCAGGTGCGGCGGGAGATGGTGGTGCAGTTCGCCATCAGTCTCAAGGGCCAGGCGCCGCTCACGGTCAGGCGCAAGGTCGCCGCGGTGGCATCGTTCTACGGCTTCCTGCAGGACACCGGCGGTGTCGCCAGCAATCCCGCGCGAGGCCTGCCCCTGCCGAAGGTGGCGAAGGCCCTTGTCACGGCCCTGGGCGAGGAGCAAGCGAGGGCGCTGCTGGAAGCGGCCCACACCCCGTGGCACCGGGCCTTGCTGGCACTACTGCTCTTCGCCGGGCTCAGGCGCAGCGAGGTAACCGCGATCACGCTGGACGACCTGGACCTGGCAGGCGCGCAACTCCTGGTCCGTGGCAAGGGGGCCAAGCAGCGAGTGGTGCCGCTCACGCCGGCGGTCCTGGAAGCGATACGCGAGTACCTCCCATGCCGGCCGCAGACCGACAGCAGCCACCTCTTCGTCAGCCGCGTCGGGGGCCGACCCATACACGGGCGGGTGGCCGGTCGCATGCTGGACCGCGTCCTGGAGAGAGCCGACCTCGACCACGCAGGCATCACCCCCCACCGCCTCCGCCACAGCTTCGCCACCTACCTCATCCGCAGCGGCGTGGACATCCGCACCGTCCAGGAACTCCTCGGCCACGCCGACCTCCAGACCACCGCGTCTTACCTGCACTCGGACACGCGGGCGAAGCAGGAGGCGGTGGGGAAGCTGAACGGGCTGCTGGGTACGGGCCGGGCCTAGCCCACGATATCTGAGCAGCCAGACCCAGCCACTGGTGTTTCAGGCGGTGTTCACAGTCGCGGAACATGCCAGCTGCGGGCTTTCAGGTGGACGGCCAACAGCTCGATCAGCGTGAAGCCCGCGCCTCTGCCTGGACCACCCGGATCGCCCCGGGCGGTCGATGCATCGAGGTTACACGGTAGGAGGGCCACTGGCCAATACTGGCATGTCTGCCATCAGCCCTCCAGGCGTATCAGTGGGGTGGGCGCGGTTTCCATCACGTCGTGGCGCGATGGCACGGAGTCATGCAATCTGCACACGATCATGCGGCGGTCACTTGACTTCCATACGGTCTCTGATATACTCCAATCGCATATCGTGCTGACTGCGGAGGCCGGTCCTCCCCAGTCACGGGCAGGCACTCTCGTGGTTCGCGAGGAGGGGCGTGGTGGCCCGAGTGCTGCTGGTAGTTTCGTCTGCTGCTTCATGCAGGCCGTGGTCGGTCATGGACTGTGCCGTCCGCGCGGGCGCGGCCAGGCCCTGCGAATCCCTTCTCATCGGCCCCCGGCTAGTTCCTTCCCCATGCGTCCGGCGCGCACTACTGGGGGCCTCGTGCACCTGACCGAAAGCGACTAGCGGCAGCTGGTCCTGCTGACCCCAGGCTGCGATCTGGGAATCCGGATAGCTCTGGAGGGTGAGAATGCCGGCCTCGATCTCTGAGCTGCACGCGTATCTGGTGGCAGACGCACAGGGCCATCCCCTGCCTTCCCCTCAGCCCATCGACCTGGCCACCGAGGTCGTCGCCTATGGGGCGCGGGTACGCTTGGCGTTCCAGGTGCAGGGCGATGAGCCAGTGCACCTGCCGCTCCTCTGGGTGACCGGGGCAGGGCTGGAGGCGCGTCGGCAGGCGGAGTTCCAAGGCGGTGAGTACGTAGACGAGTTCCAGGCCCCGCTCGCCTTCTTCGGATGGGCCGACGTCGAGGCGGGGTCGCTGGGTGACCCACCCCTTCCGCTCGCGCAGTGGCGACCGGCGATGACCTCGCCACAGCGCTACCAGCTCGCGATGCCTCTCATCCCGGTGGGGACGCGGCCGAGCTGGCCCTTCGGGACGGCCCCCCCGCCTGGCCTGTTCCCGACCGTCACCTCACAACTGCAGGTGGGATCCCCATCCTCGCCGGGTGGCGCAGCACCTGTGATCACCGACCTCACCACCACGCTAGGGCAGGAGACGAGCCTCCGCCTGGGCCAGCCCTGGAAGTTCACGATCACGGTGCAGGATGGGGATGACGACGCGCTGGGGGCCTGTTTCGCGGTGGTGCGGGGCGGCCGGGCGCGGCTGTCTTGGCTGATCTCCGAGGGCCGGAAGTCGGCAGGGGTGAGCAGCTTCTGTCGCCTGCGGATAGGAGGAGACGCTCATGACCGCGAGGGAGTGTGGCTGGGAGAGGGACAGGACGCCGCCACGGTATGGGTCCAGGCCTTCGACTCGCGGGGCAACTGGTCCGCTCCGGTGACCTTCGCCTACCGACTGCGCTTCGAGCTGCCGCCGCTATGGGGTGACGACCCGACTCCGGGCGGGCCGGTCCTGCTGGGGGCCGGCGCGAGCGTGGAAGATGCGCCCTTCGACCTGCATCGGGTATGGGCGCGGTGCAGCGACCCGCACGCTTGGGTATGCGCCCGGTTCACTACCCAGCCCAACCGGGTGACGGAGTTGTGGACCGTGGCCGGCCCGGACAGAACCCACTTCTACGAGGGCGAGCTCGGACGGGGCCGGGCCTTCGACGCCATTCTGTACACGGTGCCGCGTGACAACACCCCCATCATCGGGGACAAGCGCGCCGTGACAATGCCGGCACTAGCGGCCGAGTAAGGGGGGAATCGATGAGTGGGATTCTCTTCGGCGCCGTTGCACTTGCTGCCGCCGCGGCAGCACTGCTTCACCGCCGGAGCCACGTGGCCTGGGCCCATCCCCCAAGCAAGCCCGGCGAGGACCCGCCCGGAGGCAGCCCCGGGGGTTGTCCGGGGACCGGCGGAACGCCCGGCGGGAGCGGAGGGCCGCCGAGCGGGGCCTGTCCGGCCGCGGGGAGCGGCGGGACCCCTGATGCGATGGCGCTCGGAGATGGGGGAGGCCCGGGCGGAGGGCAAGTGGAGTCGGGGCTCTCTGGCTACATCGGGGGAAGCCAGCCGCTGGGGTGGGCTGGAGGGGAGGTGTCGCTGGCTGGGGCGGCGGCGTTCGGGGTCTCGGATGCCTCCGGGAAGCTCGCTCTCCTCCATGGGACTACTGCCATCGCGTTCAGCTTCGCTGGCGGCCAGGCCAGCTCCGGTCCGGTGGGCTGGAACTGGACTCATGACTACAACCTCACTCTGGTCCAGCAAGACGCCAATACAGTGGATATCCAGCACGAGGGCGGGCGCTGGGATCGCTACACCTGGAATGGCTCCGCGTGGGTCGCCGAGGCGGGCCGGCGGGCCAGCCTGGTGAAGAACGGTGACGGGACCTGGACCGAGACCAGCCCCTATGGCGCGGCCTACAACTTCCCCGCCACGGGGGCCAGCTATCCTGCCACGGTGCGCGCCACGAGCCTCGTGGACGCGAACAGCAACCGCACTACCCTCAGCTACACTAGCGGGAATCTGGTGAGTGTGCTGGACCCCTTCGGCCAGCGCCTGACCTTCACCTATGATGGTTCCAATCGGCTCGCCTCTGTCCGCGACCCGGCGGGCCAGCTGACCACCTTCTCCTACGACGCCAACTCCAACGTGGAGTCCGTCCTTCACCCGGATGGGGCGCGGGTCACCTACGCTTACAACGCGGCTCACGACCCCATTCGGATCCAGGATCCGCTGGGCCGGGTCACCACGTTCGCCTATGACGCCAACGGGAAGCTGCACACCATCACCGATCCCACCAACCGGCTGGTGCGCACCATCACCTATGACACGGCCAACTCCCGCACCAAGATCGTGGACGGCCGGGGCCACGTCTGGACCAACACCTACAACACCAACGCCAACCCCCTGCGACGAGACGATCCCCTGGGCCACAACCGCCAGTCGGTCTGGACGTCCGCGGTGGACATGACCGCCTTCCTCGACGCCCGGGGGAACCGCTGGACCTACACCTATGACGGCTCCCATCGGATCATCGGGGTGCTCTCCCCCGAGCTGTGCATCCACTCCTTCAGCTACAACTCCGACAACATGCCCACCGAGTACATTGACCCGGGAGGCCGCCGCACCACCTACGGGTATGACGCCAAGCGCAACAGGACCTATGAGATCCACCCCGATGACACGCGGGTCACCTTCAGCTACGATGCGCAGGGTTTGCTCACCGCGGAGCAGGACGCCCGGGGCTATCGCTCCACGCACACCTACGACAGTCGCGGCAACCGCGTCACCACCACCGCGCCGGACGGTAGTGTGGTGACCTTCGCCTACGATACCTCCAACCGGGTGGTCGCCATCACCAATCCGCTGGGGGTGATCAGCACCAACGTCTACGACGCGCTGGGCCGCCTGACGGTGCAGGTGGATCCGCTGGGCAACCGCACCACTTATGTCTACGACGGCTCGGGCCAGCAGACCGCGGTGGTGGACGCACTGGGGGATCGGACCACCACCCAGTTCAACTCCCTCAACCAGCCGGAGGCGGTGATCGACGCCCTGGACAAGCGGACCAGCTACGCCTATGACGCCAATGGCAATCGGATCTCGGTGACCGATCCGTTGGGCAAGCTCACGACCTATGTGTACGACGATCGGGACCGGCTGATCGGCGAGGCCAATCCGCTGGGCCAGCGCACCTCCTATGTCTACGACGAGGACGGCAACCACATCGCGGTAGTGGACGG